GCAAAACCCGCAGGATGAAGAAATCCGTGGATTTGCTAACGGCGGCATGATCGGCGAGATGCCGAAGCAGTACGACCGCTTTGGCTGGCAGCGTCAGTCCTTCAAGAAGGGCACGCCCAGCTTCTAATGGATCAAAGAACTAGAGAGGTGCTGAACCGTCTGAGTGCCGACTCAGACTTTCAGCTTTTCGTTTCGCATCTAACGGGATTGCGCGATGCGCGGCTTGTTGAACTGGAAGACGCTACGGTGGCGCTCCAGTCTCACAAGCTGCAAGGCTACTGCCAAGCATTGCGTGATGTCGTGCAGATGTGTGCTAGGAAACCCTAGCGCACCGGAACCGGAGGAATCCGGATTGTTAGTAACAGCCTGAATACCAGATCGTAGGCAGAGAATACCGATAGGCTCTCTTGCGCGAAGGTTGGCTCATGGAGTGTTAAATGGCTCGCGTTAATAGGAATGCTGAAAAGCAAGCGCAACTTGCAGATGAGATGTACAACAAGGTCTATGGGAACACCGGTACGCCGGCTCCCGAAAACAAAGATCCGCCTCCGCAGGAAACTGCAGAAGCTCCAGTCACGGAACCGGTTACTGATCAAGCCGCTCCCATTGACGAGGCACCAGCCGAAGTCAAAAAGGAAAACGACGAGAATCAGCCCAAGCCCAAGTTCCCTGATGCAGACCCGAACGATAAAAGTTGGGAGCAGCGGTACAAAGTTCTCGCGAACAAGTACTCGGCTGAAGTCCCACGCTATGCGGCTGAGATCCGTTCTCTGAAAGCAGAGATCGCGGAACTCAAGAAGTCTGCAGAAGCAAAGCCGGAACCAGCCAAACAGGTTGACACTCTCGTCAAGCCTGAAGAAGTTGCTGAGTACGGTGAGAAGTTCGTCGACTTCGTGAAGCGTGCAGCCAAAGAGGTTGTACCTAACGATGTCAGCGAGCTGCGTTCAACGGTCGAGGAGCTTCGCAAGACAAACTCCCAGCTGGAGCGAAAGCGGTTCTTTGAAGAGCTTGTCGGCCTCTCCCCAACATGGGAGTCGCTGAATACGGACAAGGAGTTTCTTGACTGGCTTGGGGAGCTTGATCCCTACACCGGTCAGCAGCGCCAGTCTCTGTTCGACGACGCTTATGCAAAGTTAGACGCTTGGCGTGTCGCCAACTTCTTCAACTCCTATAACGATGGCCTTGAGAAAAAGGAACCTCCTGCGCAAAAGCCTAACCTTGCGGATCAGGTCACGCCTAAGACAACTGGCAAGACCGCACCCCCGCAAGGAAAGAAGCTTTACACGAATGCAGAAGTCGCTCGTTTTTACGACGAACTGCGCCGTGGAAAGATCACACAGGAAGATGCGCGGAGGATTGAGCAAGATATCTTCGCTGCTCAGGCAGAAGGACGCTTTCGATAAGCCCCTGCCCAGTGAAGTCAACTAAAGGAAGTTCAATATGTCTCTCGCAGTAAGTGGTAACTACTATGGTGCCGGTTCGGGCGTTGATGCCTACACTGGCAAGTTCATCCCTGAGATTTGGTCTGGCAAGCTTCAGGTCAAGTTCTATCAGACGACCGTGTTGTCTGATATCACGAACAACGACTGGGAAGGTGAGATCAAGGATCAGGGCGACAAGGTCGAGATCCGCACGGTTCCGTCGATCACTATCAACAACTACCTCAAGGGCCAGACGCTTGCCGCGCAGGTTCCGACGGGTGACGTTCTTGAGCTGTTGATCGACAAGGGCAAGTACTTCTCCGTCGTCGTTGATGACGTGGATGACGTGCAGTCGGATCTCAAGCTCATGGACATCTTCACGAACGACGCTGCTCAGCAGATGAAGATTGCCGTGGACACCGACGTGCTTGGCGCGTTGGTTGGCGCTTCGGTCGCGGCCAACGAGGGCGCGACTGCCGGTGCGATCTCTGGCGACATCAACCTCGGCGTGTCGGTCGGTGGCTCGAAGGCTGCCCGTAAGGTCACCTCGACCAACGTGATCGACTACCTGATCGCGATGGGCCAGTGCTTGGACGAGCAGAACGCTCCGGAAGATGGCCGTTGGGTCGTCATCCCGGCGTGGATGGCGTCGAAGATCAAGACGTCCGACCTCAAGGACGCCTCGATCACGAACGACTCCATGTCGCCGCTGCGTAATGGCCGCCTTGGCATGATCGATCGTTTCACCCTGTATGTCAGCAACCTGCTCCCGTCGCAGACTGGCATCGCTGGTGAGGGTGCGGACGCCAGCGTTAAGGCGTTCAGCTGCTTCGCTGGTACCCGCGATGCGATCACGTTCGCGTCTCAGATCACGAAGATGGAGTCGCTCCGTAGCACGACTACGTTCGGCAACATCGTCCGTGGCCTGAACGTGTACGGCTACAAGGTCGTGAAGCCGGAGGCTCTCGTCGAGGGCTTCTTCTACAAGGGCTAATCCCTAGTAGGTAACAGGGAGGGTGGTTGGGGATTCCCGGCCACCCTCTCTTCTTGAGGAGGAAGGCATGCTTTTACGAAACAAGCGGACAGGGTTTGTATACTCGTACTCGAAGGTTCTCGCGAACGATCCAGAGTTCGAGTTGTTTGAGGAACAGCCTGTTGCGACTGTTTCGCAAGAGCATACTGAGACGGTGACAGTTCCTGTAAGGAAGAGAAAGTCAAAGAAGTCTGGAGAATCTAATGGCACTAACGCCCAATAGTCTTTTCGATCGTGTACGCGATCTGATTCAGGACGTAGGTAAAGTCCGCTGGACTGACACCGAACTTCTGAATTATCTGAACGATGGCCGGCGCGACCTCGCTGCCGCACGTCCAGATCTCTACGCGGAGACGACGAACCACGCCCTTGTTGCCGGCACGCGCCAGACAATTCCGTCAGACGGAACACGGCTGATCGATGCCATCCGCAACGTGACTTCTGCCAACGTGATTGGCCGCGCAGTCAGGATCGTCGAGCGCGAGATTCTGGATGCGCATTCGCCTGACTGGCACACGGAGCCGGTATCAACCTCAATCAAGAACTTCATGTACGACGAGCGCGAGCCGAAGACGTTCTACGTCTACCCGCCTGCCGCCTCTGGTCACAAGATGACCATCGTCTACTCTAAGGCTCCTGCGGAGCTTATCTCTGCCGACCTCGTTTCCTCTTCAGTCCTTGAGAAGGAAGACATCTTCATCAGTGCGCTGGTGGACTATATCGTCTACCGCTGCCTGAGCAAGGATGCTGAGTTCGCCGGCAATGCCCAGCGTGCGGTTATGCACTATCAGGCATTTGCCAACCTAGTCGGCATTGGCAACAAGAAGCGGCTCACGAACTCACCCAACTTGAACAACGTCGGCGGCGCAGTTCCGCGGGTCGCTACAGTGGAGGCTGGAGGTTAAGTCATGGCAACTCTCACCAGCTTCTACCCGTACGTCCTGCCTGACGTCCCCGGCTGCCCGGAGATCTCAGTGGATCTCGCTCTGCGATCGTCGCTCATCGAGTTCTGCGAGAAGTCCCTGATCCTGCAGCGTGACCACGATCCGCTCACAGTTGTTGCGGGTGTTGTGGACTACGACTTCGAGCCGCCCACCGGCAACCTTGTGGTCAAGATCATGAAGGCTTGGTACAAGACCAAGGAGCTTCAGCCCGTCGCTCCGGATGAGATCGACAAGTCTGAGCTGTACAACCGCACCTTCGAGGGTGCCAGCACGGATGGATCTGAGCCTAAGTACATCCTGCAGAAGGACGAGCGAACCTTCTCACTGTTCCCGATCCCGAAGGATAATGCCGCGAACGCCCTGACGATGCGCGTTGCCTACAAGCCGACCAGAACAACCACAACTGTTGATGATGTGTTGTTCGAGGACTACGCTGAGGTAATTGCCCACGGGGCAAAGGCGCGACTGTTCATGTCACCGGGCAAGACGTATACGAACCCGCAGCTTGCTGTTGCGGCTATGGATCAATTCGGTCGCGGCGTGAATACCGCCCGTCAGCGAGCCGTTCGAGGGCATGTGCGGTCTGACTTGTCCGTCCAGATGCGGAGACTCTAATGGCCTACAGCACTACTATCCCGCTGGTTGAGGGAGACACCCTCCCGATCCTGTACATGAACCTGAAGGACAGCAACGAGGCCGCAGTCGGCCAGACACTGGACTCGACCAACCCTGCTACGTGGGCACCTATCAATCTGACAGGCGCAACCGTGCGCTTGAAAATTCGCGCCGTTGGATCTGCTGTAATCAAATCGACGATCGTCGGCTCTGTAACGGATGCCGTTAATGGTCGAGTTGCATTCCAGTGGTCGTCCTCCGCGCTTGATACCGCAGGCACGTACGAAGCAGAAGTCGAGGTCACCTACACCAATGGAACTATCCAGACCGTGTACGACCTTCTGAAATTGAAGGTCAGAGCTGACTTCTAATGATTCGCGCAATCTTCGAGGTTGCGAGTCCAAGCCCAAGCATCCAGATAGCCGAAGCTTCGGCGGATGTTTCGTATAGTAACGTCCGCGCACAGACAGGCTGGGTAGCTCTTGGGCTAGACCCTGAATACGTAGAGCTGAAGGGACAGCTTAGCTACGTCAATCTCCTTGGAGAACTGAAGTACACCAACCTTCAGGCCGCGAATGTCTATGCAGACACGACCCCGCCTGACCGCTGGGTCAACGACATTCAGGTTACGGCAGACAGTCTTGCGATTACCTTCGCCAAGATATCCGCCGACACTGTCGCGCTACTTGATGCGCACGTCTTTGCCACTCACAAGCGGGTTGCGGACACATTCTCTGCAAGCGCTGTATCTCGACTTGCTTTCGGAAAGAGAGCGTCCGACTCTCAGTCTGTATCCGATCAGATACAGTCTCTGACTGTAGGGAAGGGGCTTTCTGATATTCAAGCGATTGTTGACGCCCTGCAGAGAAGCATGGCGCTTGCGAAGGTTGACTCTGTTTCGGCTAATGACATACGGCAGTACAGCCTATCTAAGCCACTTCAGGACTCTTTCTCTTCGGAAGACTCAGCTTCTCTTAGCTTTTTGGCTTACAAGGCTGACTCTTTCAGCACATCTGATTTCCTGTTTAACGACTTTAGCAAACTTCTTTCAGACGTTGCGCTTGCCGATGATAGGTTCAGCATAGAAGACGAGCTGCAGCAGTCCATAGGAAAATCGCTTGCTGACTCGTTCAACGTCTCAGATGCCTTCTCTTATACCGTAAACTTCAACAGAAGCTTTTCGGAAACTGAGTACGTTATCGACTCCCAGAACCTATCGTTCTTTAAGGGTCTTAGCGACTCTAAATCAACATCAGACTCCGGCGCTTTGCGGATGACCGACTATGCGGACATCTCCTATTTCGCCGAAGACTATGTCGGCGTTTCACGCACTTTCTAAAACTGAGGTTCAGTAAATGAAACTTGTAGAAGACATCAAGGCCACCGGCAAGCTTCAGATCCGGCTGTTCGACGAGAACGGCGGTTTGAAGGAAGAGTTGGATCTCAACAACCTCGTCGTCACTGTCGGCAAGGACTTCATCGCTTCGCGCATGGTTGGCACCTCCTCTTCGATCATGAGCCACATGGCGATTGGCGAAGGCTCGACCAGCCCGGTTGTTGGCAACACGACGCTTGGTAACGAGCTTGGTCGGGTTACGATTGCCAGCGGCACTGCGAGCGGCTCTGTTGTGACCTACGTTGCGACCTTCGGAGCCGGCACTGGCACTGGCCCCATCACTGAGGCCGGCGTGTTCAATGCTGGCGCTGCCGGGACTATGCTTTGCCGCACTACATTTGCGGTTGTGAACAAAGGCGCAGCCGACAGCATGACGGTGACTTGGACTGTAACGATCTCCTAATAGGGGCAAGGCATGTCGAATCTTACGACTCGCGCAGGAAAGGGAAGTCCACTCACCAACAATGAGCTGGACGCCAACTTCACCAATCTCAATGCGGACAAGGTTGAGATCGGTGGAGATCTTTCTGGCACCCCAACTGCGCCCATCGTTACCAAGGTTCAGGGCCAGAGCTTCTCGTCCGCCGCAGCTAATGTCGGCGAGAAGCTGGTCTGGAACGGTACTGCATGGGCACCCGCAACAGATCCCAGCGGGGAACCTATCGGTCATGCCGATAAGAGCGAGTCGTCGATCGGCTTCAACGCGGGGACTCGTACGTTCACGATCTCCCCTGTCAGCGCGTCGTTTGTCGTTTGGTGCAAGGGCGTAAAGCATACCTATACGTCCGCTCAAACCGTTGTCATCCCGAACACCACCGGCCTGCATTTCATTTACTTCAATGCGTCTGGCGTTCTCTCGACGCAGATGACCTACTTCACTTGGGAAGAGCATGCGCCTACAGCGTATATCTACTGGAATGCGACCACTCAGCAGGCGGTTTACTTCGGCGACGAGCGGCACGGCATCACGCTTGATTGGCAGACTCATGAGTACCTTCACCGTACTCGCGGTGCTGCAATTGCCAACGGGTTTGGCGCGAGCGGGTACACGACGACTGGCACTGGCGCGACTGATGCGGATGCGCAAATCGACATCGGCGGCGGCACGTTCTTCGACGAAGACATGCAGGTCGATATCGTCTCGACTAATACGCCTGTCGCAGGTACGTGGCAGCAGGATCTGTCTGGCCCTGCTCTCATTCCTGTTCTCTATCTTAGTGGCTCTTCTTGGGTCTTAGACTCGCCGACCAACTTCCCTTTTAAGGTTGTCTCAGGAGTCCCGCAGTACAACCTGTATAGCGGCGGCACTTGGTCTACCGCTCCTGTTTCGAACAACGAATACTTCGTTTCGTGGATTCTTGCCACGAACAACCTGACTTACCCCGTCATTGCGATCATCAGTCAGGCTCCGACGAACCAGCTTTCCGGTGCAGAGGCGATGACCTTCGAGGGCTTGAACCTCAATGGGTTCCCCTCTGTCGAGTTCCGTCCGCTCTACAAAGTCATATACCAGTACAAGACTGGCTTCACGAACAGCATCAAGGCCAGCACGATTTCGGTTTACGACCTTCGTAGCCTGCAGTCTGCCGGCGTTGCGGCTGCTTTGGTTCAGGATCACGGAAACCTGTCCGGCCTTGGCGATGACGACCACGCACAATACATACACGTATCTGAAGTCCGCACGCCGTCCTCTGCCGTCAAAAACAGTTTCCTGCCGTCGCAGACAAGCAACAACGGCAAGTACCTCACCACTGACGGAATCAATCCGTCTTGGGGAGATGTCCCGTCAGGCTCGCTGACCTTCACTGGGGATGTCACTGGAACTGGCAACACCGGCTCCTCGACGACCCTGACGCTCGCCAACAGCGGCGTAACAGCCGGAACATTCACCAAGGTGACTGTTGACACTAAGGGCCGCGTGACGACGGGCGCTTCGGCCAACAGCTCAGATATCGCGACGGCATTGGGCTTCACGCCTGAGAACGTCGCCAACAAGGCTGTTGCGAATGGGTATGCCTCACTCGACGGCTCTGGAAAGGTTCCGTCAAACCAGCTTCCGTCCTACGTGGACGACGTGCTGGAATACGCCAACCTTGCGGCCTTTCCGGCCACTGGTGAGACCGGCAAGATCTACATTGCTATCGATACGGTCAAGACCTATCGCTGGTCTGGATCGGCCTACGTTGAGATCACCTCGTCCCCCGGCAGCACAGATGCAGTTCCTGAAGGCAGCACTAACCTGTACTTCACGAACGC